TTTTATTATACACCATTTTCGCAATATATTCTATACCAAAAACGCCCTCAAACCGGGGGCGCTTTTACAACATATAGATTCCTGGGGGAAACAATCAGAACATTATCCTAATAATTCTAGAATAATTATATCATAAGTAAAATATAAATGTTATAAATCTTTAAGCTGTCCGCTTATAATCTGCGATACTCGCGCCTGGGTATATCCAATTTCATCTGCGACTTTTTGTTGGGTTTTCCCCTCAAGATAGTGCAACTCGAATATCTCCTTAATCTCCGGATCGCCAATCCCATTTATGTAGTCTTCGACTTCTTCTTGCTCTTTCAGGATCCGCAGCCTGTCCGCTTCTTTTCGCCTAATCTGCTGTCTTACATTCTCGTCTTCGTAAGGATCATACATCTGGACTGATGTTCGCACTTCCGTGTATGGGAAATCTGCACTGGATCCTGTTACTTTCCCCATAACAACAGTTGGTTCCCGTTCGCAAAGTTCTTGTATCCTCTCCTCTATTCGGATTAACCTGTCTTTGTTCGGCTTATACTTTTTTAAAGTTTTCTTGTCCACTGGAAACACTCCCTTTCGTATCTACTCCCCATTTTCTTAAGCAGTCCTCTACTGAGTACGCACCTCTTTGCATCCACTTTTTGGCATTCTCTGTTGGTTCATGTTCGGCCAGATCTGCAAAGTGATCATCACGGTCTTGCTTCATCTCTTTCTTTCCGCGCCGGTGCTTTAAGGTTCCTCTCATACCTGTATCTCCTCCATAATCTCCGCACTATCCAAAAACACCACAAGCGGAAAAAATACTGCCATTAAATAATCTGACTTTTCCAACTCGACTTCTTCCAATCCGGTCTCCTTAAATGCTATGACCGCTCCAAGCCCCAATATGTAGTAAAGGGTCAAGAATGCGATTGTGATTAAAATGTCCATGTTATTTCTCCTTGTTAGCTTTAAATAATCCGCAGCTGCTTACATTGTGGTGAATGTATCCTCTTCCACTTACTCTTTCTTCTTTCCACGGCTCCAGATATACGATGTTTCCACCCATGCCACAGATTCCCCATCTGACTCCATTTCTCAACGTCTCCTTTGGCTTACACTTCGGGCAATCTGGGCAATCAAGGTATTCTTTATCCCATATTCTCATTGACTTCCTCCTTGTATGGTTCTGGCTGTTCTATCGGCAGCCATGCTGTTACGACATCATATATCATCTCTTTGTCTGTTTCAAATTCTTTTACACAGGTGTTTTCCGAATGTTGCTCGTCATAGAATTTCCATTCTCCTGTTCTGCTCAGATATCCATCATACACATTGTATTCTTCCGGATGGTATGTCTTTTCTTCTTCTGGAACCCAGTCTGAATCGTAGTCTTCAATCCATTCGGATGAGTGTACGGTAACTTTTACCATCTTCCCGACTTCCGGCAATTTCTCACTCACCGGAATCCAACCGCCATTGTCACTAGCCACTTTAGTTTTTCCACAAAACTCAAAACATTCGTTCAGCCACTCAATAACATATGCTAAATTGTACGAAGAATATCCAATCGTATAATCGTCTTTGCCTGTTTCTTTGAACTTAATGGAGTAATATGGCTTTCCATCAATGAAATTTCTTATTATCTCAGCACTTGTCACATTTTCTTTTTCTACCATGTGAGAACGGATAATTTCACAACATTCTTTCTTACATCTTTCAAACCCATCGTTAAAATTGTCTCTCTTACAATCAACATATATTTTCTCCATATTGTCTATCTCTTCCAAAATCTTCTCTAATACGTTCATTACTCCACCTCCAACAATCCTGCTTTTATAAATACACCTTCCAATAACTCACTCATTTTATTAGTATCAATGGTAATCGGCTCACGTGGAAACTCTTCTTGATTTCCACAGCACGCATACAATTTCGCAATTAAAATATCATATTTTTTCATCACTACTCCTCCTCATATTCCGGACACTCCACACAATACTCATACATGTCCTTATCTACACACTGCATATTGCAAATATCATTTTCTGGGCATTCTATGCAGCAACGATCGGATCCGCATATACTTGTTAATTTGCATCTTCCCATCATAGCTATTTCACTCTCCTATTCTTCTGACCAATCAAGTCTCTGACCGCAATCTACATTTGGACATCTTTTTAAAAATGTTGGATGTCTATAATATCCATCTCCCAAAGACTCAGATAATTCAGCTCCGCAAGAAGGACATCTGGCAGGACTCCACTCTTTAACTTTCACTTTTTTGGGCAGCTGTTTTTCCAGTGCTTCGATTGCGGTCCTCATCATATCGTCCATTTTGGTGCGGTCACATTTGTAGTAATTAACGCACTCTTCACACATTGTTTCACCAATACTTTCTTTCATACAGTATATCGCTTCTCTAACTTTCTTCTCATCCATCTAATTTTCCTCCCGTTATTTCCAACCATAAGCCACTCTCTCCATCTTTTTCGTAGAGAAAATCTGTATCTATCCCGCAGACCGCCAATTCGGTCATTGTCCTCACGCAATCCTCTGCATCAGCGCATTTGATCGTGTCGCCTTTTCGCAAGCGTGTTTCTTTCACTTTTGGCATTAGTCATTCCTCCTACTACGCAAACCTAATTTGTTGCTCATCCTCATATATTTCTATGTTCGGCACCCTATTCCCGATTTTTAAATACGGGCAGTTTGCTTCTACCAGTTTCTGTGCCATGATTGGCACTACACTGTTTCCGATTCTAGCTACTTGTTTTGCGATCGGATATCTCCTGTATTTGTAATCCCTGTCAATGATGTAGTCCTCCGGAAATCCTTGCATTAATTTAAGCTCTTCCGGTTTTAACATTCTCAAAAAAATATCCTTCAGGACATACTTTTCGCCTTTGATATCCAGAATCACATTTACCAGCCCGAAACGATCTTTTGTGGTAATCGTTGCAAGCGGATTTGAAAGTTCTTGTCCTCCGCCAGTTCCGTAATACTTAATTAAAAACGCAGATATCAATCCAAAATGTCCAGGTGATGTTGTGATTGTGTGTAAAGGTTCGTTGCATCCCTGTCCGATTCCACTTTTATAAAATTTTGTAATGAAAGCTGTCACCAGCCCGTACCTGTTTGATGTGTCGATTGTTTTAATTGGTTCTGTCAGTAACTGTCCTCTTGATTCTCCAATTTTTGTTTCTCCGTG